CAAAGTGACACGTGCAGTTGCACCAAAAGAGGAGAAGAAAAGGCTTCCCCGAACTTCCTGAATCGCCATCCGACCAATGGTCGGGACGACCGCACCAGCAGCAGCTGTGATCACGCCAGCCTGGTAGGTTTGGGGCGTCCCAGCAGTCAAAGTCACAGCGGCAGCCCCGTTTGACCAAGAAGTCAAACCGTTAATGACTGCCCCCGTACTAGTGACGCCCTGAGGCCCCACTATCCAGTTAGCGTTTGGCCGCATCCTCGCGTAGGGAACCATCGCACCCTGTGCCCTACGACGACTCGCCTTCGAACGAGCCATAAGTACTCCATAAAACGCACCGAAATACCGGTGCTAACCAATAGGATCACTCCTAATCGGAACCCCCGACTAGGAACACCGCGTGGGTCTTAATCAAGACCGCACAGCTTACGTAAACGCTTCACAACCTCAGAGTTGCGGAGGCCCTTCAGGGTGAGTTGTTCCTCACCGTCGCTTGACCCCGTCATCTGACACGCGATAGTCACGACCTTGTCGCCTCGAGCTATTGCTTCGAGACAACCTCGTAACTCTCTGTCGTGCTCATGATGCCACAACATAAAGCCGTCAAAGTTCGGATGATACCGAGCCGGCTCCATTTGCTGCAGCCAACGATAGGTGTTGAAGAGTCCCCTCCAACGAGTTGGAGGTTCATCACGCAGCCCAAGACGTTTGACCGGCAAACGGCGTTCAAACCCTGTCATCTTTGGCAGGATACGATTCACCGGTCGAACCCCCCGAAGTAGACCCTCCACGCGGTAAGATACATGGTGATCCATCTGAAGGAATCGCACATGTTCACCCGAAATGAGGTTCTTCGCAGGATCCATCTTGACCAGCATACCCAAATCATTGAACAATATCTCACTAAGCCGCGGAATGGAAGAGATCCCCTTGAAGCAGAGGACCCCATCATCCCCGTTAACCAGGGCTTTAAGCACTCGCCCAGTACTCGGGCGATCCCGATGTACGGCATAGTGCCACACCCACAGATTAGCAATACTGTCCACCCAGTTCGTCCATCCCGAACCGGAGGGAATCCCACCTGTACGTTCATCACCGTGTCGGTAACCGTCAGGCAGAACAATCCCCGTGCGCATAAACGCTTCGGCCAAGAAGCGTATCTGCGCCCCCGACTCCCTCGTGAACCAGGATGCCATGATGCCGAAAACATGTCTCAGCACTTCAAATGGCACACTCGCGTCGAATTGGGTGAAGTCCACTGACAACACCTCTCCTGGTGCGTCATCTAACAGGCGCGTAATCGCAATATCAACCGCCGTTTGACCCTTCCACGCAACGAACTCATCGAGTTCGCAGAACGCGTCAAAGCCCGACCGCTGATACTGTTTCTCCCCATTACAGAGAGCGCGACAATACATAGACAACGCTCGGTCGTTTGCCACCTCATGATATCCCGCAGCCTGGGTCCGTGTGGTTGCAATACACGGATAGTCCGACGCATCTGCGAGACAGAACCCCCTATCCTGGATTCGACACGACTCCAGGTAGTAATAATGGAAGTTCGCCTCATGATCTGTGGTACACCGAGGGAAGCCGAAGTTGGTGTCTGGCTTGAACATGCACACCGCATCGTCCAGCGGTATCGGCTTTAAACGTGCACGTCCTTTTGGCCACAACTTCGCCACCTGCTGATTTGCGTAATCAGCCGAGGCATCGTGACAATGAATGTCACGCACCGCAAAGTACGCCTCGAATTTCTCCTTCAGATTCCGCTTGCCATTCAATTTAATGGCTGCATAGCGATCTCTTAAAGAAGACGATCCAAGGTTTAACCTTTGCAATCGCTCCGACTCACGCAAATAGCCCTGCGAGTTATCAAGCTCACAGGCTTCCCACAACTCTGCTGCTAGCTGTTGACGGATATCATCCGCATCAACCGCAGCGTCATCCACACAGACCCGTAAAGGTCCGTACGGGGCGACATGATCGTGAGCTTCGCCACGCTCAAGCTGTGCCTGAAATCGATCGGTTATACACCCATCGACGTCAGTACACTCGAACACGTCAGACATGACGCGTCCTCCTATTAAGGAAACACCTCGTCAGGG